CCAGGCGGACAAAACAGCAGACGATTGATCGTCTAAACGCGCTGCATCCTGAAGTTAAAAGGGAGCGCGACGACGAAGCGACCGCGCTGCTCATGGCCCGTAACAGTCTGCACTTTTACACGCGCTACACGTTTTTCAAGCGCAAGGGCTATCGTTGGAAAGACAACTGGCATCACAAGTTGATCTGCGATGCGCTTGAAGACGTGTTTTATGGACGTACAAAGCGGCTCATCATCAATCTGCCGCCACGCTACAGCAAAACCGAGATAGCCGTTCTCAACTTCATTACGTGGTGCCTCGGTCGCGTGCCGGATAGCGAGTTCATTCACGTCAGCTATTCCTCGACGTTGGCAGAAAACAACAGTTCAAACGCACAGGGACAAGTTGCGCACGACAGCTACCACCACATTTTCCCCGAAACCAAATTAGCGTCGCACGCCAAGGCACACTGGAAAACAACGGCTGGCGGCGTGGTATATGCAACAGGCGCAGGCGGCACGATCACCGGGTTTGGTGCAGGCAAGCTGCGCGACGGATTCGGCGGCGCAATCATCATTGACGATCCGCACAAAGCCAGTGAAGCAAGCAGCGACGGCCCACGTCAAAGCGTCATCGACTGGTATCCAACTACGCTTGCCAGTCGAACGAATCATCCCGATACGCCAATTATCGTCATCATGCAGCGATTACACGAGGAAGATTTGAGCGGTTGGCTGTTGGCTGGCGGTAGCGGCGAACAATGGACGCATCTCTGCATACCAGCGATCAACGAGCGCGACGAGGCGCTATGGTCGCGGAAACACGATCTGGAAACGCTTCGACAAATGGAGCGATCATCGCCGTATGTGTTTGCAGGACAATACATGCAACGCCCTGCGCCGCTCGGCGGCGGCATCTTCAAGACGGCTTGGTGGAATTGGTACAACCCGATTGCCGCGCCGCGATTCCGTCGCATCGTTCAATCATGGGATACCGCTTTCAAAACCAAGGAAGCGAACGATTACTCGGTCTGCACGACATGGGGCGAAACCGAAACCGGCTTTTACCTCATCGACATTTGGAAGGATAAGGTCGAGTTTCCCGATCTGAAGCGCATGGTCGTATCGCTGGCAACGAAATACAAGCCAAACGCGGTATTGGTCGAGGATAAGGCGAGCGGACAGTCGTTGATTCAGGACTTACGACGCGAAACGCGACTGTCCATTATCCCGATCCGACCAACAGTCGATAAAGTCGCACGCGCCAATCTGGTAACGCCAATCATTGAGTCGGGCCGCGTACATCTGCCGGAAGGTCACCCGGAAGTTGCCAATTTTGTGCACTCGGCCTCGCAATTTCCGAATGCCACGCACGACGACGATGTGGATAGCGTGACGCAGGCGCTTACGTATATGAGCGGCGGCAGCGGTATGCAGGCAATCAAGATCAGCGGCTTTTAGCTCATGTATAAATACACTATTTTGATATACTGTTTTCCAATTAGCGTATTTAACCGTATCTCGGAGCTTGTTTGGACGTCATACCTTCGCAAGTAGCAACTGCATCGCCAGCCGCCAATGCAACGGTTACGACCAGGCACGCCGACTATATTGCTATGTCGGACAAATGGCGTCGTTGCCGCGACGTGGCGGCAGGACAAGACGCAATCCGCGCTGGAGCGGAAAGATACCTGAATAAGCTCACCGATCAGACGCCGGAATCGTATCAAGCATACCTGTATCGCGCGGCATTTTTCAATGCCACTTGGCGGACGATCTGCGGCATGTGCGGCATGATGTTCCGAAAGCCAGAAATCGTTGAAGTGCCAAACGCCATCACCCCGTTTTTGGATGACATTACGATGTCCGGCGAACCGCTTCACATCTTCGCGCAACAGTTGGCGCAGGAGTGTTTCACAGTTGGTCGAGTTGGTGTGATGGTCGATCACCCTGTGCTACCTGACGAAACAACGCTGACAATCGCGCAAGCGCAGTCACTAGGCATGCGCCCGAACATGAAGCGATATACCGCCGAGTCAATCATCAATTGGCGCACTGGATCGGTCAACAACATCACGAAACTGATGCAAGTTGTACTGACCGAACAGTTTTACATTGCTAAGGATGAGTTTTCAGGTTCGACAGATACGCAGTACCGAGTGCTTGACCTTGTGCCAAGCGCTACCGCTCCAATGACTCGGTTTTCATACCGTGTTCGCCTGTTCAGGATTGACCCAACGACCGGCTCGCAATACCAAGTCGGCAACGACGCATACCCGCTGATGAACGGCAAGCCGCTCGATACGATTCCGTTTGTGTTCCTGGGCGTCGATTCCATCACGCCTAATGTGCAATTGCCGCCACTAATCGACTTAGTTGATTTGAATCTGGCTCACTTCAAGGTCAGCGCCGATTACGAGCATGGTTGCCATTTCACCGGATTGCCGACGCCGTGCATATCTGGCTACGTGCCGCGCTCCGAAGGCGAAAAGCTATATATCGGCAGCACGTCCGCATGGATATTCAACGATCCATCAACCAAAGCCTATTTCCTTGAGTTCTCCGGCAATGGCCTGGCTGTTCTGGAAAACAATCTCGACCGCAAGGAAGCGCAAATGGCTGCTATCGGCGCACGACTGTTGGCCGCTGACAAACGTTTGAACGAAACCGCCACGACGGCGGCGATCCATCATGGCGGCGAAACGTCGATTCTTTCCGCTGTTGCGCAGGCCATGTCGAAGGGCGTCACGACGGCACTAACGACATTTTCGCAATGGGCAGGCGCAACCGGCAACGTGTCCTATGACATCAATCGAGATTTCTTCCCTGTGCCGATGGATGCTCCGACGTTGACCGCTCTGGTCGGCGCATGGCAAGCCGGTGCAATCAGCCAAGAAACGCTGTTCGACAACTTGCAAGAGGGAGAAGTCATTTCAAGCGATTCCACGTTCGAGAAGGAATCTGCAAAGATTCAAAACGATCCGCCAGCAGCAACAAAAGCGCCAGCGGCGGTGAAACCAGACCCCGGCGTTGCGCCTCCTAGCGCGACTGCTGGAACAACTGTTGCGTGAGGGCGGCAAGATGAATCTGCGGTTGATTGCAACTGCCTTTAACATTGCGTTCGTCCTGGGTGTCCTGGCGATCATCGACGCGATACAGGCGTCGCTTGCGCTGGCTGGCTACTACCTATGGAGGCTGCTCTAATATGGGTGCTGCCGATGGCTTCATTGCCGATCTATTGATTCAAAACGGCATTAACCTGCTGCGCTTCGGCGCTGGTGTGCGCGGCAAGGTATTGGCGATCTTGCAGACAATGCAGGTTGAGCTAACGTCCCGCCTGGTATCCGACGATTTGACCGACGCCAGCCGAAGCCGCGCGCAAGCGTTGCTCAAGGAAACATCACAGATCATTCAAGCTTATTACGACAAGATCAATGGTGTGATGGGTATCAAGTTGACCGGCGCTGCCAATGCGTCGGCAAATGCTGTCGAGGATGCACTTAGCAAGTCGCTGGTGTCGGTCAACGTCAACATGCCGACGCAGACCATGCTCGAAGCGATGGCGTCCGATACGCTGATCCAAGGCGCTCCAAGCGCGTTGTGGTGGGAGCGCCAAGCTGGCGACACTGCTTTCCGATTTTCCAATGCAGTGCGCCAAGGATTGAGCCAAGGCGAAACGCAATCGCAGATTGTTGCACGCATCACTGGCACACGCACACAATCTGGCGTCATGACGATCAGCCGCGACTCTGCCGCGCGCCTGGTGCAGTCCAGTGTGCAGACTGTAACCAATACGGCACGCCGCACGACGTTCGCCGCCAACACTGGCGTTGTGGAAGGACTGCAACAGATTTCGACACTCGACGGCAAGACGTCCGACATCTGCATCGCCTATAGCGGCGCGACGTTCGATATGAACTATGAGCCGACCGGCGACACCACGTTGCCGTATAACGGCGGCTGTCCACGTCATTGGGGATGTCGCAGCGTCGAAGTGCCGATACTCAAATCAAATGCTGACCTTGGCATTGATCTGCCCGAATTCCCCGCATCAACGCGAGCAAGCAACAACGGCCAAGTGGCGGCAAATATGACCATGCAACAGTTCTTGACCGGCAAAAGCGACGCTTTCCAGAACGAATTGCTTGGCCCAGGTCGCGCACAACTCTGGCGCGACGGAACGATCACCTTGCAACAGTTGCTTGACCAATCAGGCAATCCTTTAACCCTGGCTGAATTGACGGCCAAATACACGAAATAATCCCAATGACAAAACGATTCTTTGCCGCTGTTCTCTTTGCCGTCATGGCGCTTGCTTCAACGCTTACCTCTGCTGTCGAATTCAAGCTCGATGCCGGTGTAACGAAATTCACATCGCAGTCATGCGGCTTTGGGTATCAATGCGACGCGCCGCATACGTTACGTCTTGAGTCGTTGTCAGCAGCACTCAAGGTCTACACCGACAAGTCG